TCTCTATGCAGACATTTTTTAACATGTTTTCAATGTAAAAAAGAAGGGAGAAAAAAGAATGTTAGGAAACATTGCGGACACAAAACAGAGAGAGGCAGTGGCGGCTCTGCAGAGCGCACTGCAGAGCGGAAACGAAGAGGAAGGGAAAAAAGCCTGGGGGCAGGTGTTTGACGCAATTACGGAAAAAGTAAAGACAGACTTTGAGATGTACAGCACTGATACGAATGTGCTTGCTCAGAGAGGCTACAGACAGCTCACAAGCGAAGAGACGGAGTTCTATCAGAATCTGGCAAAGGCTGGAAAGGCGAGCGATCCGAAGCAGGCGTTCGCGGATCTGATTAATACAGATGGTGGAATGCCGGAAACTATCATTGAAGATGTGTACAGAGATCTGTTAGAGGAGCACCCACTGTTAGAAAAAATTACATTCCAGAATGTGAAATACCTTACAAAGTGGCTCTTAAATGATCACACCAGACAGAAGGCAGCTTGGGGACAGATCAATGGCGAGATCACACAGGAAATTGAATCTGCATTCAAGGGCGTAGAGGTTACATTACTGAAACTGACAGCCTATGCAGTGATTCCACAGGATATGCTGGATCTTGGACCATCGTTCCTCGACAACTATATCCGTACAATCCTGAAAGAGGCGTTATATGTAGCACTCGAAAAAGCAATTGTATCAGGAAGTGGAAAAGATGAACCGGTCGGACTGAACAGAGATATCCACGAGGGAGTAAGCTTTTCGACATCAACCGGATATCCGGAAAAAACAGCAATCCAGGTAACAAATTTCCTCCCGGCAAATTACGGACCACTTGTGGCGAAATTGGCAGTCACAGAAAAAGGACGTATGAGAAGTTTTGACGAAGTACTGATGATCTGTAACCAGGTAGACTACCTCAACAAGATCATGCCGGCAACTACGGCACTGACAACAGGCGGAACATACGCCAGAGATTTATTCCCGTTCCCGACAGAAGTTGTGAGATCGAACGAAGTGAAAACCGGACAGGCTATCCTGTGTCTGCCGGAAGAGTATTTCTTCGGGCTTGGTGAAAGTAAAGACGGAAAAATTGAATATTCGGACGAATTCAAGTTCCTTCAGGATGCGAGAACATATAAGATTAAGCTTCACGGAAATGGCCGCCCATACGATAACACAGTAGCGATTGTCCTGGACATTAGCAAACTGGATCCGGCATATGTAACTGTAAAAACTGCGGATACCGTTGTAACGGCATAAGCTATGGGCGAAGAAGAAAAAGCAAAACTTGTAGCAGCAGTAAAAAGAGAATGCCGGATAACTTGGGCGAATGATGATACAGAGAAGGAAATTACGGATATAACGGAAGATGCCATTGAAATAATGATGCACAAACTTGGAATGCATGAAGATGATCAAATGGATTTTACGAAACCGGGATTCGCCCGAATGCTGCTACTAAAGTATAGCTGGTATGCGTGGAACAAGATAGCATGTGAATTCGATAAGAATTACAGAAACGATATTATTACAGCAAGACATAAATACGAGGTAAAATATGGCGAGGAATATCTTGAATGATTACGGGGATGGAGTTGCCGAAATTTATCGCAAAAAAGACGTGGAAAAGAATGTAAAAAGCCTAGATGATTTAGAATATCTGGGCTTTTTGTGTTTCACAGAAAAGGCAAAAAGACAGCAAGACATTGAATTTGCCGAACAGCACGGAGCAAATCTGACAACTAAGATAGCAACCCCGGATCTTATACCACCGGATAGCGATTATAATGTGGTAATTAATAATGTGATCTATGCGATTATCTACGTTGATCACGATAAGAAAAACCGTGAGTTGTATTTCTATCTGGAAGAGGTAAGGAAAATTGAAAGACAAAATTAAAGAAGCCTTAAAAGAGATCGTGCAGGATGTATATTACGGTGCCGGAAGGTTCCAAGGACGCGAGAACTGGGACTGCATCGTGTTCGGAAAAAGGAGAGCGGGAAAGTCGGAAAGCAAGGGTGGAATAACCAGGCGTTATTTCGTTGCGATTGTGAAAGAAGAGTACATCCCAGAAGACTTGGAGAAACAGGTGATCGAAAAGATGAAAACACTTGGATTCAAAATCTCAGATACCGACACGGCATACGATTATGTGAGAGTGCACTGTAGAAATTTGCACGATGGAATTTGGGAAAACGGAAAAAAGGTGTAGCCGATGAGTTATTTTTACCTGGATACAAAAGAATTTGATAAGGTCGCACAAACGATTGAAAAATTTTCCGACAGATCTGTTGCGGAACAAATTATAAACGATTATTTGGCAAATGAGGGCGGGAAAAAGATAAAAGAGTATATCCGGGCAATCTTGCCGGTATCCGGCAGAACATGGAACGGAAAGAAAGCAGCAGCCTCACAGACCGATCCGTTCCGGATACAGGGAGAGAATCTTGCAGTAAAGGTATACACAAAAGGCAACTATCATTACCTGTACTTTCCGGACGATGGATCAAATACAAGACATCACAGAGGAAATCAGCAGTTCATGTTCCATGGTGCTGAAAAAGCCGGGGATGAGATTGTGAACGGGGCAATTGATAAATTGGTAAAACGATTGGAGGAAACATAAAATGGCTGGAATCAGAGAAACGGACTTCACGGAAGTCGAAATTAAAAAGCTTGGAATCCGGATCGGAGCTGCAACAAAGGCAGACGTTCTGGATTGCGTGGGAAAACTGGAAGAAGAAATGAACTGCAAAACCATGACAAAAAAATGCGGTTCCAGAATCTTAAAGACACGAACCAAAGGAACTGGTGATGGGACTGCAAAAGTATCTGCATATGTTCCACAGGATATGCTGGCTGACTTGCATGGAATGAACCGTACCGAATTAAAAGACGGGGTAATCGCTTACGGTATGAATTCGTTGCACGCAGTAGCTTGCATTACAGCAGAGGTTTTAGATGAGGATAACAACCCGAAACACAAGGCTTATCCAAATTGCACGATTCAGACGGCGTTATCAAGAAGCGTTGATAACGATTCTGAGGACATTAGTATGTTGGAACTGGAATTTGCAATCATGCCGGATGAATACGGAGAAGGATTGTATGAGGCTGTTGAAGACGATTTGAAGGATGAAACTGTAAAACAGAAGTGGATGGAAGAGTTCTCACGCAAACTTGTCGAAGCGGACACAGTATAAGGAGGAAAACTATGAAAGTAAAAGTAAAACAGAAATTCAGAGACAAACACACAGGCGACATCCGGTTCACGGGTGAAATTGCGGAGATGTCGGAAGAAAGATACAAAGAAATCAATGCCAAAAAGAACGGACTGGTGGAAAAGGTAGAAGAGAAGACGGAAGAGGTGCAGACATCGGAAGCGACCAAACCAGAAGCTGGAGCAGTAGAGGTAGAAGCAGAAACTACAGAGCATCCGGAAACATCAGAAAAGACAGAAACACCAGAAGAAGCTCCGAACGAGTTTACCAGATCTACACTCGAAAAGATGAAGGTAGACGAACTGAGAAAGAAAGCAGAAGAAATGGGAGTTGATTCCATGGGCAAAAAAGAAGAATTGATCAAACGTATTCTTGGCGAGGAGGAAAATGTAGATGAAGAATCCTAAGATTAATTATGAGGAATATGAACTTACAAATGGGGAG